AAAAAACATTTATTTATATTTATAAAAAAACAGCATTATGATTATAGTAAAAAAAGAGTGTTTAAACATTAGACCGAGTGGCTATAAATTAACACTAGGCGAGTTAAATCAAAACAACTTAATTTCTTTGGTTGACAAATATCCAGATTGGTTTGAAAAGGCTAAATCAAAATCAAAGAAAGAAGAATAATGATCCAATTGACAGGCTTTACAACAACATCACAAAGTTTCTATTTAAACTTGTATGATAAAATGGTTGATGACGGTGGTGATGAATTAACTATCAGTCCACTTGTTTCAATAACAAGCCAAGAAACTAAGATCACAAAAAACTTTATACCAACAGCAGATTATACAGACAAATTAAGGTGTGTGAAAATGACTGTTGATGTTGTAGTAGAGGGTTCTGAGGATTTGGACGGTGCGAAGATTTACTTGGGTAATAGGTCATATCCTTATGGACTCTATGATGTTACTATTTACCAAAATAGTGTGTCAGCACCAACTAACTTAAATCCTTCTGCTGGAACGATTAAAGCAACACTATGGAAGGGTTTGCTTAACTTAAATGAAAAAGCTGGTAACAAAGCTGTTACATACACAGAATATGATGTAACACAACAGCAAAATGTTTACATTACTAACGCAAGTATATAATGGCTAATAAAAAACAAAAATTTGATATGTCGGTGGTGGAAATGTCACACTATAACATTCCACACATAGTTGAAAAAGACAACAAAGACTATATTTCTTTCGGCTTAGACAACTTATATCCACAATATTTAATAGAGCTATTTACGGGTTCTGGAATCAATGGTGCTATCATTAAGGGTGTTTCTTCTATGATTGCTGGTGACCAACAAGGAACTTGTCAAGGACTAGATGTTGTAGATAAAGATGAACTAGATGAAAATTTAAGAGAGCAATATTTAAAGTTCTCTAAGCTCTTAAAAACAGGTAGTCGAAACACAATAAAAAACCTTGCTTTTGATTTAAAGCTATTTGGAACTTGTTATATCAATGTTATATGGAACAAGACAAAAACTGCTGTTCACGAAATCAAACACATTCCAGCACAATATATTCGAAGTGGTAAAGCTGATAGCTATGGCAATGTTAATGAATATTACTATTGCTATGATTGGTCAAATGAAAGGAAATACAAGCCACGAATAATAAAGGCTTTTAATCCAGAAGACAGAACAGAAACAAGCCAACTGATGCAGATTAAAGAATACAATCCTCAATCATTCTATTATGGTATACCAGATTATATTGGCGGGACTGACTACATAAGGCTTGATATGTCTATATCTGAACTGCATCTGGCGAATATAGAAAATAATTTTATGCCGAGTTGTATGGTGAATTTTTCGAACGGAATACCCACCGACGAAGAACGAATGGAAGTAGAAAGAAAGCTAAATCAGAAATTTAGTTCGAGTGGCAATAGTGGCAAACTCATAATTACTTTTTCTGACGGACGAGATACAACACCAGAAATTGTGCCACTAGATACTATAACTAATGATGACAAATATCAATTCTTAGCACAAGAAGTAAGTCGAAAAGTTCTCACTTCGCATAGAGTGACGTCACCGCTTTTATTTGGTGTTAAAGCAGAATCTTCTTTCGGCTCAAATGCTGATGAACTACGCGATAGCTATAGTTTATTTAATAATACTTGTGTAAAGCCTTTTCAATCCACACTATTAGAAGGGTTAGATCAAATCTTTAGAATCAATGGAATTGACAGTTTAGACATATATTTCAAAACGCTTAAACCAGCTGACTTCTTAGACTTGGATCATATTGACGCAATAGATGAACAAACAGAGGGTGTTGATGTTGAAGAAGACATTGAAGTTGATATGGAACAAGCAACCATTGAAAAAATGGAAAACATCATTTCTAATTATAGAAAAAAAAACTTTAATTCAACTAAGCTTAAATCACTTGCTGACATAGACACAAAACCAACAAAAGGAATGGTAGAAGAAGCAGAAAAAGGTTTAGAATGGCGTAGAGAATATGGTAGAGGTGGAACAGAAGTTGGTGTTGCAAGAGCAAGAGATATATCAAACGGAAAAAACTTAAGTATTGAAACAATAAAACGAATGAATAGTTTCTTTGCAAGACACGAAAAAAGCTCTAAAGAGGGTAAAGGTTTTCAAATAGGTGAAGAAGGTTTTCCAAGTGCTGGAAGAATAGCTTGGGCATTGTGGGGTGGTGATGCTGGTCAAAGTTGGGCAAACAAGAAAACAAAAGAAATAGAGGGTGTTGAGAGTATGGCTTTAGTGGTTCACGACGATAAAGTTTGTCTTGATTACTTTGATGAAATAGGAATAAAATTAAATGAAGATGAGTGGTTTGAAGCTCACGTTGAAGAATTGGACGAGCATAAAATTGACAGCAGATACCACGAGTTCGCTTATGCACCAGCTGGAACACCTAATGTTGCAGATAGCTCAAGTGATATTGGTATGTTTAGAGTCCTTTATAGGTATTCACAAACATTATCCGTAGACAAAAAAACAGGACAAGTATCAAGCCGTGAGTTCTGTCAAAAAATGGTTGCAAAGTCAGTAGGTGGAACATTATATAGAATGGAAGATTTAGAAAAAGCATCTACAAGAGCGGTAAATAAAGGCTTTGGACCGAGAGGTTCAAACACGTATAATATTGCATTATACAAAGGCGGCGCGAATTGCAAACACAAATGGGAACGAGTATTTTATTTTAGAAGGATAGTGCCACAGGGAACAACATTTGTAGATGTGGACGGCAAAGAGTATCAAGCTGGGGAATACTTGCCTAATGGAACTCTAAACAACTTTAGAGAGGTTTCACAACAGTTTGCAAATGGCAAGATGCCTATGCCAGAAGATGCAGAAATGAGAAAAACAACTTGGAAAATGAGAAATCACGGATTTTTAAAACCAAGAAAAGAATCAGAAAAAAGTTATTCAACAAAAGTAGGTTAAAATGGTAACACATACACTTTTAATTAGTGCAACGACACTAAAAAACAACACAACAATATCGGAATCGGTGGACGATAATTTAATTCACCCCGTTATCTTATTAGCACAAGATAGGTATATATTGCCGGTATTAGGAACAGATCTGTTTGAAAAGCTAAAGACAGAAGTTGAAGGAACACCAGCTGGTGATTATCTTGTTTTATTACGAGATTATGTTTCGAAATGCCTTTGTCAATTCACATTGGCGACATTATATCCGCACCTTAGACTAAGGGCAACCAAGCACAGCGTGGTGGAAATGACAAACGAACAGGGTGCTTCTGCTAGTTATGATGATATACAACCACTAATTGATTCGAGTTTGTCAATGGGTGAGTTTTACCGAGAAAGATTAATTTCTTACTTAACAGACAAAGGAACTGCGACTTTTCCAGAATATGGTTCAAACAATGATGCTGGTGAAATGAGTCCTACAACAAGAAATTATTACAGCGGAATAAATATGGATCAGAATTTAACGGATAGTGCTAGAATAAAAGGTCTATTATCAGCAATTGGGGTTAAATGGGTTTGTTAAGAGGAAAGTATAAGACACGGTTTTCTAAAGGCAATTTTAAAAAACTGAAAAAATATATTAAAAAACTAAATAAAACTAGATATGGCGGGACAAAGATTAACCGATAAGGGAACATTCGGAACAACACCGATTGATTATAGGGACTTATTAATGGGCGTGGATATTAGCGACAGCACGGGTTCCGCAGAGGGAACCTCTAAATCCTTAAAAGCACAAAGATTAATAACTACTGTAACAGCATCTTTAGACAGCACGGCGGTTAGTGCTTTAAATTCAACGCCACTAGGACTATTCAATCCGGGTGCGGGGTTTATAGTGATTCCAATAGCTGTAACTTGTGTGTGTGTTCACGTGGGGGTTAATGAAACTAATGGCGAATATTTATATATAGGTTATGATAATGCAACGTCCGGAACAACCAACTATTGGGATAGGCAAAGAGATTTTTACCTAAATGAGGGTGCAGACAGAACTTTTGTTTTTAGTGGAAACACAACTATTCCAGCTGACGGAACTTATGCCGGTGATATAAACGGAAAAGCGTTAGAAATGTGGTCGGGCGGTGCTTTTAATGGAAATTGGACAATGAAGGTTTATGCAACAGTTTCAGTAGCACCCGCAATATAATGATTCGGCTTTTAATTTTATTATTACCACTATTGTCTTTCGGACAATTCTATAAGTATTCTACAATCTATTTTGGTGGAAGCATAAACGCTACAATGTCGCCAATAGAAACCTATCAATATACCAACAATGAATTGGTAGAAACAACTAACAATGACGGTGATAATTACAGGTATTTTATAGGAATCAAAAAAGTATCACGATACAAGTTTGAGAAGAAGCCTAAGTTCTATTATGACGGACAAGAAAAAAATGCAAGTGTGTTTCGTTCGCCTGTTGACAGGTTAGAATATTTATTTCAATATGAACGAATAAAAGACAGGGGAAGTGAATATGAAAACAGAAAAATTTGGCTTAGATATTTAGGCAATAGATTTTCTATAAAATTGGAAGAAAGCATCAATGGTTATGTAGATTTAAGTTACAAGGCGCTAGATGTCCGTTTTAAGCACGATTTTAACGGCTTTAGAGCAACTTTAGGCGGTGTTGTGAGGAATCACCCCATTTATGGCGTAAATGCCTTTAAAAGAGATTTTCCAAACTACAATGATTTTGATAGCGTTTCCACCGCATTAGGCTATGAGTCAGAATGGTATTACATAGATCAAAATAACAATGGACACTATGACAGAATGGAACAATCTTTTCACAGGTGGACAAATGAAAATGGTGATACAGTTGCAACTACAACACAACAATTTCAAGGTTACTATGCAAATATGGTGAGCCGATACAACAAAGAATGGGTTGCTGGACAAGGGAATCAAAACACGATTTCAGCGGTAATTGGGTTTTCTTATTATAAGCATTTGGATAAGTTCTTTGTCCTTGCTTATGGAAACTATTTCTTTGTAAACAAAAAACTAACCGAATATGGTTCAGAAAGTATGGACTATGACTATGGATTGATATTGAATTATAAGCTAACGAGGTCATTATCCTGTTATGCTCAATTAGAATATTTAAATTATTTTAATAGAGAAAATTACACAATTAATTTAGGAATTAACTTTATAATAATATAATATGGAAATTTTAAAAAAAATAGTAAATAGTAAAAAATGGTGGTATGCTGTGGCAATGTTTATTTTTATAAATTGCTCAAGCACATTTGGAATATCAGAAGGCGAAATGGCTAACCTTATTTGGGTTGGTATTGCTTTAATTGTAGCTCAAGGAATTAGTGATTTTAAAGGTTGCAACAAATGATAACAGAAAACACCGCTTTCAAAACTGACTTTAAGACATTAGCTATTGTGATAGGAATGGTTGTTTCTGTTTCAAGCACATACTTTACCTTAAAAGCTGACATTGATGAAAACAAAAAGGCTTTAGACAAGGGAAATTGGGTGAGTGCAACCGAATATCAGCTGAAAGATGAATTGGTGCGAACGACTATAATGGGTAACAGCAAAAAGCTGGACGCAATAGAAGTCAAGCTAAACACCATTGATGAAAGGCTATATAACTTAAATAAGTAATTATGAGAATTAGCAATTTTTTACTTGTGCTTTTAGCTTTATTGTTCTTCTGCTATGGTGTTTGCTTTAGTCAAGTTTCTGTGATCCATTTTAATAGTGATTGGAACTCTAGCAACAACTTTGATATTTCTGTTTTAAAAGAATGTAAGAAGTCAGATGTTGTTATTTGTGAAAATCTTGAATTGAAAGAAAAGCACAAAATAAGATCTGTGCCAACGGTTATTGTATTTGATGATGAACAGGAAGTGATTAGGTTTGAAGCCAATATAATGATGCAATTAGAAGCAACAAAAAAAGATATACAAGAAGAAATTGACAAAATAATGCTTCAAAAATTTGAATAATGCGTTTATCTAAAAACTTTACATTGCACGAATTGTGTTTTTCTACAACGGCATTGCGTAGAGGTATTGATAATTCGCCAACTAAAGAAGGTGTTTATAAATTAAGATTGTTAGCCACCGAACTCTTACAAGTCATTCGTGACCGAATCGGCGCTTTAAGGGTTACGAGTGGCTATCGGTCACCAGAACTAAACAAGGCAATTGGTGGTAGTTTTAAGATTGATGACAAAGGAAACTATGTTCCAAAGTCACAACATTGTCACTTTGAAGCTGTGGATTTACAGTTTGTTAAGCGTGGCAATATGGACAACTTAAAAATATACAACGCTGTTATTGACGGTGCTATTGAGTTTGACCAAATGATTTTAGAGTTTGGTGAGGGTGCAACTCGTGACAAAGATAGTGACAATCCAGCGTGGATTCACATAAGTTGGAAAGTAGAGGGAAACAGAAGACAGGTTCTTGTAGCATATAAAGATGAGAACAATAAAACTAAATACAGACCACCAATAAACTATTATTCAATATGAGCTTTATAAAGAAAATATTAACCGGTGATTTAATAAAAAATGTTGATAGCCTTGTTGATAACTTAACGACCACCAAAGAAGAAAAGCTTGAATTGTCGTTATCTTTGAAAAAGGCAATAATGGAAGCAGAAGCCAAGGCACAAGAACAAGTGACAAGGCGTTGGGAAGCAGACAACAAAGCTGGGTGGTTACCAGCAAACATAAGACCATTAACACTTGCTTTTTTAATAGTAGCAACTGTGTTGTTGGTTTTTATAGATAGTGGAACAATAAATTTTAACGTCGCAGAACGGTGGATCAGCTTAATTGAATTGTGCAATATTACCTGTATCGGTGCATATTTCGGAAGCAGAGGGTTTGAAAAAATTAAAAAAAGATAAAAGATAAAAGAACATATCGTCTTAGACTTACCAAGTCGGAACACGACAAAATTAAGGATTCAAGACAAAACAATGATGAGGTCATTCTCTGCATATCTGACCTTCATATTCCGTATCATCACGAAGACTCAATCCGTTTCCTTAAAGCAATAAAAGAACACTATAAACCCACATTGATCTGGAATGTTGGCGACGAAGCCGATTTTCACGGAATATCCTATCACGAAAAAGAACAATCCCTTGACACCCAGCACAATGAAACTTTGAAAGCTCGTGAGGTTTTTAAAGAGCTAGAAGCCTTATTTCCAGAAATGACATTAGTTCATTCGAATCATGGATCAATGCTTTACAGACGTGGCAAAACACACGGCATTCCAAATTATATGCTTAAAGATTACAATGAAGTCATTGGTGTTGGAAAGGGTTGGAAATGGTATGCTGATTATAAATACACAATGAACAATGGACAAACAGTATTTATGACACACGGAATGAAAAAGAACGGTTTGGCTTTAGCAAAGGAAATGGGAATGTGCGTGATACAGGGACATTATCACACGGAATTTAACATATCGTATACATCAAATCCAATGGCTTTGAATTGGTCAATGATGTGCGGGTGTCTTATTGATGACAATTCAAGGGCGTATGCCTATAATAAGGTAAATAGTGCTAGAGTGATAATGGGGTGTGGAATAATAATAAATGGACAACCAAAACTCTTGCCTATGGTATTAGAAAGAGGTGGGCGTTGGAATGGACGAATAAATTAATTATATTTACAAAATGAGTGAAAATAGTCACATATATCGTGAGCAACTGAAACTCGGCGCGTATTATAGTTATGACAAAGACAACAAGAAAGTCTATGACATAAAAACTATGCGTGAAGATTTTAGAAAGTTGGTCAAAAAACTTAAATAGATAGGCGTCTGTAACAGGTAATTATCTCCTTATCCTGTGTTAATGTGTTCGATACAGGCGTCTATTTATTTGCCTTATTGTTAATAACGCTGTTAATATCAATTTCAATTCTTTTCATTTTCATATTCAAAAAATTTTTTATATTTGTTTAAAATAACAATTTAAAATAGAGAAAATGAATTTACTTATTATTAAACTATCAATTACATATTTCACAATAAGAGTATTAATGACAATACTTTTTGGAATATAATTACTAACCTTAAAAAATAGAGAAAAATGGAAAACAAAATCACTTTAAACCTTAACGACAGCGACTTAGCTATTCTTGTTCATTCTTTAGAAGTTTACATAAAAGAACAAAGAGTAATGCGTGACCATTTTGTCACACAACTAAATGGTTCAAACAACAAAGAAGATGTTGAGAAATATCAAGCAAGAGTCAAAAACGCAAGACAAGAGATTGAAAGAACAGGACGCATAATGAAGTCTTGCTTAGACCAAGCATTTAAGCCGATTACATAATGAATGAGTATTTAATAGAAGGAAAAGGTTTCTACAATGTAATGGTAGATGATCCTTTTTTTTGTGGTGTTGAAATATCTGACATAAAAGCTAGATATAACTACATAGAGTTCAAGGGAACTGAAAAGCAATTAGATTCGTTTTTGGAACACCTATACCAAGACGAATCAGAATTTAAAGTTATAGGTGTCCATAAAGCAATTTAATATGTTAAAATCACTAGAATTTGTCAAGATTGGCAAACGGTATAAGTCCACACACGGTGGCAATTGGTTTCACATATATTTCAAATGCCTTAAAACAGGAAAGAGTTTTAGAACAGCTCTTTATGAAAATATGAGAAACTTTAAGAATTGGAAAAATATTGTTGACAAAGCCGAAAGAGGTGATGTCATTGACAACCTTAGATTCAAACTATATAAGGGAAAAGAGATTGTTGACGCAGACAGTAATCCAAAACTTTACACAATGGAAGAAATCAATGAAATAAATAATACTATATTTGAAGAACAATATGGTATTTCTAATTATTAATTAACTAAAAAAACAGAATTATGAAAAAAGCAAAAGTTATTAAAGCCGAGTTTAATGGAAACACTTGGGAATCAAAATTTGGTGGTATGTTATATGACCACGATATTGAAATGGAAAATGGTGACAAAGGTGTCTATGCTTCTAGGTTTGAAAGTCAAGACAAGTTTGTTGTTGGACACGAAGTTGAGTATGAATTTAAAGGTGGTGACTTTCCTAAAATAAAACCAATAAGCACATTTAAGCCTTTTCCAAGTGGAACGAACACCAATTATACTAAGCCAGACACAGAAAGACAAGAGCTAATTGTAAAGCAAAGTTCTTTAAAGGCGGCTGTTGATCTGTGTATCGCACAAGGAATATATGGATCAGAAGACGTTTTGAGCAGAGCAGAAGCGTTTACTGATTGGGTAATGAACAGAAACCAAACAGCTGGTCTTTCATTTACAGACAATAAAAGTCCATTTTAAAAATCCTGTAATCCCTTCGTTAGTCTTTTCTGTTATTTTTTCTCTATTTTTATGGCTAACGAGGGGTTTACATTAAAAAATAGAACAGATGAAAAAAACATATTTTCCACACGATTCCAACGCAAGGAATGACATTAAGTTAATACGGCTAAGAAAAAAATATTCATACGAAGGTTTTGGCATATATTTTGCATTACTAGAATTGCTCTTTTCTGAAAATAACAAACTTTGTGTTGATGATTTTGAAACACTTGCCTTTGGTTTACAATGTGATGCTAATATTTTAAAAGATATTGTGTTAAACTTTGAATTATTCGTTGTAGAGGGTGATTGCTTTTATTCTAAGCGATTAAATAACACTTTAGATGATATAGCTCAAAAGAGCATTAAAGCTTCTGAAAACGCAAAAAAGAGGTGGACGAATGCAAACGCAATGCCGTCGCATAAAGAACAAATATGCAAAGGCAATGCTAGTAAAGTAAAGGAAAGTAAAGTAAATAAAACTAAATTAAATAAAATAGAAGATAGAATACACGAATTTAAAAATTCGGTATACTCACACAAAGATTTTAATGATAAAGATAAAGAAGATTTCTTCTTGTATTGGACAGAAAAAAATTCTAGTGGAACAAAGTTTCGTGCCGAAATGCAACGCACATTCAGTATTCCTTTAAGATTAGCAAGATGGTGTAATAATGGGTTTAATAAAGATTCAAAAAAGCTACCTGAATTTTATGATGAAATGTTATATAAAAGAATGGACTTAACAGCAAGAAAAGATTATGAGAAGCATTTAAAATCATTAGGATATGAATATATATACAATCCCAATAGTGGTGGTAAATGGATTAAGAAATGAAAGTATTAGAATTATTTGCAGGATCAAGGTCATTCAGTAAAGTAGCTGAAGAAATGGGAATGCAAACCTTTACAAGTGATTATAAGTGTTTTGATAAAATAGATTATATATGCGATATATTACAATTTGATGTTTCTAAAATCCCTTTTAAACCAGATATAATTTGGGCTAGTCCACCTTGTACCACATTTTCAATAGCATCTTGTTATCATCATTGGAATAAAGATAGAACACCTAAAACTAAAGAATGTTTTAAGGGAATAGAAATGGTTAAAAAAACACTAGAAATTATTAAAAATTTAAAACCAAGATATTTCTACATAGAAAATCCAAGAGGATTATTAAGAAAAATGGATTTTATTCAAAATATAGGAATAAGAAATACTATTACCTATTGTCAATATGGTGAAACAAGAATGAAACCGACTGACATCTGGACTAACAATCTAAATTGGAAACCAAGAAAGATGTGTAAAAATGGTATGCCTTGTCACGAAGCAGCACCAAGAGGATCAAAAACAGGAACACAAGGATTAAAAAATAATTATTTAAGGTCAATAGTTCCTAGTGAATTATGTAGAGAAATTTTAGAAAGCTGTATATGAAAGAATACCAATTACAAAAAGCAGTATGTAAATACCTAGATTTAAATAAGGTTTTATATTGTGGTTCAATGGGTGGACAATATCAGATTCATTTTAGCCAACGAATCAAAGCTAAAGCAACAGGATATAAGAAGGGTTTTCCTGACTTATTCATCTACGAAATAGCAAGAATAGATGATACAATATATGCAGGGTTAGCAATAGAATTAAAAACTAAAACAGGTAGACCTACAGCAGAACAAGTAGAATGGATAAAGCAATTACAGAAAAGGGGTTATATGGCATCTATCTGCAAGGGAATAGATGAAGCATTAGAAGTAATTGATAATTACATTAAGAATAAAATATGAAAGTTAAAAGAACATTTTTTAATAGCAGAACAGATAGATTGTTTCAAAATTATGTAGATACTAACAACTACCTGTTTACAATTTTATTTGATTCTGGTGCTAACTTATCCTTCATTTTACGAGATTTGAAAAAAAACGAAAACATATTAAGTTATATTTATAAGAGGTTGCATAAAAGATTTGATAACATAGCGGAAATAGATATTAGTGTATTATCAAGTATAGAATATAATTTAATGAAGCAATCAAATATACCGTCAGTAATAAAAATATGTTAGATACCTACCTTGTGGATAATTATAATAAGCTAAAAGATATGGCTTATAATATTACAAGTGGTAAAGGGAATGAAGATTTATTGAGTTTTGTAATTGAAGAACTATATAAATGCGACCAAGATAGAATAGAACAGATCATTAGAAAAAAGCAAATGACTTTTTATGTTGTTAGAGTAATGATAAATCAGTTTCATTCTAAAACAAGTAGATACTATTATAAATACAACAAGTATTATGAGTATCACGTTACAGGAATTGTGGAAGCAATATCACCTGACAATATAGAAACAGAAATAGAAAATAAACAGAAGGTTGAAGAACGATTATCTTGGATTGAAGAAAAGCTGAAAGATTTATATTGGTTTGATGCAGAAGTATTCCGCATTTATTACAAGGAAGGTTTTAGTTTAAACCAAATGCAGAAGGAAACCAAGATTAACAGAAACACATTACATAAGGCAATTACTAATGTAAAAAATTACCTAATAAATGAACAGTAATATGTTAAACAATGAAGAAGATTTTATGGCAAATGTAATAGTGGGTGGTGTTGTTGTTATAATATTAATTTTATTAATTTTAGCAATATGGTAAAAAGCAAAGGATTAGGCGACAGCGTAGAGAAGGTATTAAAAGCAACAGGAATAGATAAGGTTGCAAAGAAGGTATTAGGTGATGATTGTGGGTGCGAAGAAAGGAAACAAAAATTAAACAAGATGTTTCCATATAGTAGACCATTTACTAATGATGAATTATCTATATATGAATCAGTATTGCCTAGATTAAAAAGTGGAACAATAACAGGAAGTGACCAAGCTATATTGGTGAAGTTATATAATAAAGTATTTAATGCTAATAAAAAACCAAGTGGTTGTAGTAGTTGTGTTCAGCAAACATTAGCGAAGTTAGCAAAGGTATATGTAAATAGTTGTAAAACAGATGGTTAAACGAGGTGCATATACACACAGAATAAAGAAGCGTAAAAAGCGTAAAGGTGTTCATTCAAAGAATAATAAACCAAGTAAAAAATATAGAGGTCAAGGAAGATGAAAAAAGAAAGTCAAACATTTAGGTTCTGTTGTAGCTGTATTAGAATGAGTTTAATTGAAGAAGGTTCGTGCTATTTCTGTGGCAGTAAATTTATACTAAAAATACATAGTGATGATTTACATATAAGAAAAAAGAAATATGAAGAAACACACTAAGGTCTATATGGACTTTTTTGATTATGGCGAACAGGACTTTGTTATGTGCGAAATGTGTCAGCAGGATAGAGCAGTAGACATTCACCACTTAAACCCAAGGGGAATGGGTGGTAGCAAGAGTAAGGATTATATAGAAAACCTAATGGGATTGTGTAGAGATTGCCACAACAAGGCAGAATCAGATAGTTCATTTAATATGTTCTGTCGCATAAAACACTTAGAGAACGTATGCCACCAAGTGTATGCAAGAATAGAATACGAAAAAAGATTTAACAAATGAATATAGAATTAATAGAAATAAATAAATTAAAACCTGCTACATATAATCCAAGACAGATTAGCACAAAGCAGTATAACGACTTAAAAGAATCTATAGAAAGATTTGGATTGGTAGATCCTATTGTGGTTAATAAGGATATGACTATAATCGGTGGACATCAACGCTATAAAATATGGAAGGAAAAAGCAAAGAAAAGTGGCGTAAAAGATATAACAATATCTTGTGTAGTATTAGACCTTAATAAAGAACAAGAAAGAGAACTGAATGTAAGGTTAAATAAAAGTGGCGGTGAATTTGATATGGATATATTAGCTAATGAATTTAATATAGATGATTTAGTTGATTGGGGTTTTAAGCATATTGACTTAGGTTTAAATATAGACAAGTTAGATGATACATTTACATTAGATGATAGTGACAAAAAACCTATACAAAATATAACTTTTGTTTTAGCAGACAAGCAGGTAGATTATATTAAAACCAAAATAAATGACATTAAAAAAACAGAACAATTTAATTATATTGAAACCTTTGGTAATGAGAACAGCAACGGTAACGCCTTATATTTATTAGTATCACAATGGGTAGAGCAAAAGAAATAATACTAAAAGTTATACCTGCTGATGTTGCTAATGAGTTTGTAAAAAAACATCATTATTCAGGGAAAGTTTGTATGAATAGTCAATTACATTTTGGTTGTTTTTTAGACAAAAAATTAGGTGGCGTTATGTCTTATGGTTGTCCTATTGATAAAAGAAAAGTAATTGGACTAGTAAAGGAAACGAGTTGGAATGGTTTTCTAGAATTAAACAGAATGGCTTTTAGTGATATGTTGCCAAAGTATTCAGAAAGTAGGTGTATTGCTATTAGCGTGAAATTATTAAAAAAGAATGCACCACATATTAAGTGGATTTTAAGTTTTGCAGATGGAACACAATGTGGCGATGGCACAATATATAGAGCAGGGGGTTTTAAATTAATTGGAATAAAAAAAAACACAACAATATACAGGTTGAAGAATGGTGAAACAATAGCTAAACACGGAACAAGTAAAAGAGATTTTACAGGTTCTGAAAGATTAAATGGCTATCAATTAAAATACATTTATTTTATAGACAAAACAAAAGAAAAAGATTTAACTGTTCCTATAATACCTTTTTCAAAAATTAAAGAAATGGGAATAGGAATGTATAAAGGAAAAATGCGAGTATAGCTTAATTGGTTAAAGCGTTATACTACCAGTATAAAGATGGGGTTCGAAGCCACCTACTCGCTCAAATTATAATAGATTAAATAATACAAATGGCACACAATAAAAAAGAGAAACTATTAGAAGCGTTAAAAGAAACGCAAGGACTAATATATCACGCTTGTAAAAAGGCAGGTAATATAAGTAGAAGTACATACTATAGGTATATGAAAGAAGACCCTGAGTTTGCTAAAGCAGTAGAAGATATTAAAGAAGCACAGATAGATTATGTAGAAGGGCAGTTAATAAAGAATATATCAGATGGTAAAGAAACAAGTATTATCTTCTATTTAAAATCAAAAGCAAGAGATAGAGGTTATGCAGAAAAGCTAGATATTACAAGTGGTGGTAAAGCATTAACAGAATTAAAAATTGAGGTGATTGACACAGGCAAAGATTAAAACAACTAATGTATTCCATAAGGCATACAATTCAGATACTAGAATAACCTGTTTACAAGGTGGTACTCGTTCTAGTAAAAGTTATTCTCTTGCTCAATTATTTATAGTTAAATGTTTAGAAGATACAGGCAAGACATATACTATCTGTCGTAAAACATTACCTGCATTAAAAGCTACTGCTTATAGGGATATGCTTCAGATTCTAAAAGAACTAGATTTATATACTGAAGAAAAACACAATAAATCAGAACTATCTTATCAGCTTAATGGAAACCTATTAGAATTTATTTCTGTGGATCAACCACAAAAGATTCGTGGTAGAAAGCGTAACTGCTTATGGCTAAACGAAGCAAATGAATTTACTTATGAAGATTGGCAGCAGCTTATATTAAGAACAACAGAAAAGATATATTTAGATTACAACCCTTCAGACCCTTATTCTTGGATATATGATAAAGTAGTAGTTCGTGAAGATTGTACCTTTATTAAATCAACATATTTAGCTAATCCTTTTTTAGATGATGATACTGTAGCTGAAATAGAAAGATTAAAAGACCTAGACCCTGACTATTGGCAAGTGTACGGATTAGGTGAAATTGGTTCTGTTCAAACAATGATATTTAGAAAGTTTGAATTAGTAGATGAAGTGCAAGGAAGATTAATTGGCTACGGATTAGATTTTGGCTTCACTAATAGTCCAAGTGCTTTAGTTGCGGTATATCAATCTGATGATAATTTATATATTAAGGAAATGCTTTATGAAAAGAGATTAACGAATACTGATTTGGCTAATAAGCTAAGGGAATTTAGAATAGATAGACAATCAGAAATAATTGCCGATTCGGCAGAACCAAAGAGTATTGAAGAAGTGTATCGTTCTGGCTTCAATATAAAAGCTGCTAAGAAAGGTGCAGGAATACATTTAGGGATTGATATAATGAGAAGATATAAGTTGCATATAACTAAAGACAGTTTAAATGCTATCAAAGAATTTAGAGGATATAAATGGGCGACAGATAAAAATGGTGATGTATTAAATACACCTGTCAAGATCA